ACCATTTTGCAAGCTTTGCGTGTGGGGTGCCCCCCTGCTTCTGTATTTAATCCGTTCTCCTAATATCCCCGCCCCTTGTGGGCGGGGCGAAAAAATTTTTTGTAAAGGGGATTTTCCATGTCCGTATTAAAAAGCCGTCGCGGTGAAAGTGGTATGCAATTTCTTGAGAACGCATACAACCTTGAGGTATACACGATACGGCAGTGTTTAAAATTCCCCAAAAGGTATACGTTTTTCATAACCACGGAGATGGCGCGGCTCGCCTCCAGTTGCCATGAGCACGCCAAGGCAGCCAACAGCATATACCCGACAAACGCGCACGAGGCTCAGATGCGCCGGGATCATCTCATAGAGGCGAACAACGACGTGCAAAACCTGCTATCCAAGATAGACATAGCGCGGAGCCTGTTTTCCATAGAGGCCAACGTGATTGAAGCCTGGGTGGAGATGGCTGTCAACGAGGCGTCGCTGCTCTCCGGTGTGCGGCAGGCGGATAAAAAGCGATACGCCGACTTGAAGTAAAAATAAAGTTTGGTTCTGTTCCGTAAATCGTGCTCCCCGTCCTCGCGGTGCTGCTGCGGTGTGGTGGCTTGCCTCCCCTAATACGAATAACAATAATAACTTCGTGGCGGTGGCGGCGGCGGGCTCCGTTACCAACAATAATGCAAACAATGCGTATGGGGTGCCCCCCTGATTCTGTGTGGCCAGACAAAGTAACCGCTGGGCGAAATCAGTGCAATACAGAAGGGGAACAGGACCGTCCCGCATATATTGCGGGTAAATATAACCCCCGATGCGGCGGCCCGGACGCTGCTTGCATGGGCGGCGAATGTGCGATAGCCGCTTTCATGGGCCTGTCCTTTGCAGTCGAGAACGCACTCCATACCAGACTGTACGGGGGTTTTCACCTTGGAGGATAAATGACCAGCGAGGAACGCCGGGAGGCACGATACCAACGCAGGAAGGCGGAGCGCGAAGCAAAAAAACAGGAGCGCAACGAAAACTGCGGCTGCTTTGAAGCCGTGTTCAGCTATGACAACATGTATGATGCGTATAAGCAGACCCGCAAGGGTGTGCTGTGGAAATCCAGCGTACAGACGTATAAGGCAAACGCGCTGGCCAACGTGTACAAGACCCGCGTGGAGCTGTTGAGCGGAAGATATAAAAGCCGCGGCTTTACGGAGTTCGACCTGGTGGAGCGCGGCAAGCCCAGACATATAAAAAGCGTGCATATATCCGAAAGGGTAGTGCAGCGATGCCTTTGCGACAACTGCCTTACGCCGCTGCTCAGTTCCTCCTTCATACATGACAACGGGGCGAGCCTGAAGGGCAAGGGCATAGACTTCGCCCTGGACAGGCTGGAGCGACACCTGCACGAGCATTACCGAAGGCACGGCACGGAAGGATATGCCCTGCTGTTTGATTTTTCAAAGTATTTTGACACGGCGCGGCATAAGCCCATATTTGACGAATACCGCCGGTGCATACGCGATGAGCGGCTGATAGCGCAGGCGGAATATTTCATTGACCGATTCGGGCCGGAGGGGCTGGGCCTTGGCAGCCAGGTTTCCCAGATAAGCGCGCTGGCGCTGCCCAATTCATTAGACCACCACATAAAAGAGAAATTGCACATAAGGCATTATGCCCGCTATATGGATGACGGATACCTTCTCCATGAGAGCAAAGAGTATCTGCGCCGCTGCATGGAGGACATACATGAGCGGTGCGCCGCCCTCGGCATAGCGCTGCACCCGACAAAAACGCGCATAGTGAAGCTCAGCCGGGGCTTCACCTTTCTTAAGACCCGTTTTTTCCTGACGGACAGTGGGAAAGTGGTGCGAAAAATAGATCCCGGCTCCGTCGCAAGGATGCGCCGCAAACTTAAAAAATTCCGGGAATGGGTAGACAGGGGCAAGATGGCGATGGAGGACGTAGCAACATCGTATCAGTCGTGGCGCGGCTACGCAAAACGCTTTGACGCATACAGGACGCTTAAAAGCATGGATGCGCTGTATTCAGAACTATTCATACAAAGGGAGGAATGAAATGTACCGCATAAAAAAGGGTGGCGCTATCCTCAGCACCGAGGACGGCGCCGTTTATGTACGGCTGCAAGAAAACGGAGTGTACATCACCTGCCCTGAGCATGAAGCTCAGGGCATTGTCGTAAACGGAGGCAACATATACGCCTTGAATGGGCGGGGCGGCTTGCCCGGGCTGGAGGCTGTAACGGTAGAGGAATTCTCCGGGGCGGCGCTCATTGCGGAGGCACACAGCGAATTGGACGGCCTCATTGCGGCTGCCAGGCAAAGCCTCATAAGCCCGCCTTCCCAAGGCGCACCGTGGAACGCTGAGACCCGCTATATAGCCGGGGATACGGTTGAGGGCTATGTCGCCCTCAAATACAGCCGCAACAAGCCCCCTGCCGCAAACCTCGGCACATATTGGGCGGTGCAGACCGTGACCTATCCCGCGTGGAGCGACATCGAGGACGGCACGGTGATTGAGGTAGACACCATAGTTACCTACAACGGCAAAACATGGCAATGCACCGAGCAGCACATCAAGTCCACCGTCTACAAGCCCAAGGCGGGAAGTACCAAGTGGAGCGAATACACGGAATAAGGAGCCGCACGGCTCTTTTTTCATAATTAAAAAACAAAAATAAAGAAAGGAAAAGAATTATGGACTACACACTCAAAGCTCGTGAAATCGTGAGAGATTATGTAAACGAGCACCTCGACAAGACGGACGGCATAGAGATCGACATGACTGATACCTATGTTGTTTGGCACTGCAAGACCCTCCAGAATTGGAAGACACTGGTATCCACCAAACTCCCCGATGGTATGTATTATGAGGTCACTTACAACGGTGACAAGAACGAAGTGTACCTCGATACATATAAGAAGTTCGAGAACCGCTGCATAAAACTCTAAAAAAGAAAGGAAAACATTATGGAACTTAAAGACACCATCGAACTTATGAACAGCACCGACTATAAGGAGCGCTTTAGAGCTGAGTATTATCAGACAAAAAACCGCTATGACAAGCTCGACAAAATGTGTTGTCTCTATGAGGCAAAGAAGCTGAACTTCACGCCAAGCTGTCCCCTTGAGCTGCTCACCGAGCAGAAACGGCATATGGGGAATTACCTCCATTGCCTGAAGGTTCGCGCGGCGATCGAAGAAATAGAACTTTAAAGAAAGGAAAACTACCATGAAGAAACTCACTTGTATCCTCGCGGTAATGCTCATGCTGTGCCTTTGCACCGTAGCCTACGCCGCAGACCCCGTAACTCTGGATATAACCGCGCTGGACTACCAGACCGGCAAGGCGGTATCCAAAACCTACGTCAATAATGAGCTATTTTTGCTCAAAGTGGACATAGGCATACCCCGGTTTTACGACCTGACCGACATGGAACTTATTGTGGAGCTGGACGGCGTAAAGCTGGACGAAAACAACCTAACTCTTGCGGACGGCACCTACAATATTACTGGCATAGTTATAGACCAGCCCGCCGCCCTCCGCGTCACTATCAAAGACATGGCTTATAATAATGCTGAGACAGCCGAAGAACTTTACAATGCACTCCAGCAGGACAGGACTGTAAGCAAGACCTACTATTTCAACGCCGCACAGCCCGCAGAACAGCCCATTGCAAAAAATCCCGTGGTGATACCCAAGACCGGCGGCGCCTCCGTCCTCGCATATGCGGTATCCATAGCCCTGATAGGGTTCGGCCTTGCGGTGGCAGGTAAACGCAGATGAACAGAATAGACGGTTTTATCGCCTACCTGGAATCCCACGTAGGCGATATGTATGTATGGGGAGCGCAGGGACAGCGCGTGGACACCATGGGCACCCCCGAGACATGGATCAGACGCAGGGAGACCAGCACCCGCAATTACGACAGGGCCGTTAAGTTCTTCCGGGGCGCCGCCAAACGCCCCCTATATGCTTTTGATTGCTCCGGTCTGATCGTCCATTATATCAGCGACACCATGCATTGGATCAAGGGCGACACCTCGGCCCACGGCCTATACGGCATGTGCCGGGATAACCGGGGCTATTTTGGCATGGCAGAGATGCGTCCCGGCGATTTGCTATTTATCGAGGGCATGAAGAACGGCCAGAAGGCCATGGTACATGTCGGCGTATACGTCGGCGATGGCTACACCATAGAGGCCAAAGGCCGGGACGACGGCGTATGCAAACGCCTGCTATCTCAAGGCGACTGGACACACTGGGGGCGCCTACCTCTGCTGCAAGCGGACGATCCAGAAGAAACGGAGGAAAAAGTGGCAAAGAAAATCGAACTGACTACCCCCATGATGAGGGGCGACGATATCAAGGCATTGCAGACCGCCCTTAACGCTCTGGGCTATGACGCGGGGGACGCGGACGGCATAGCGGGCAAAAACACCATTGCGGCCATACGAGCGTTTTGCCAGGCACACAGCATAGCGCCGACAGAACTGCCGAACGTGTTGCAGGTATCCGTGTCCGTTGACGGCAAAATATACGTAGGCACAGCCAAAAGATAAGGAGGAAAAAACAAAATGAACATATCTGAATGGATCAAAACTATTGCCGCCGCTGTAGGCGGCGCACTTGCGTGGCTCTTCGGCGCCTGGGATCCCCTGATAATGGTACTGGTGGCGGTGATGGTGTTGGACTACGTCACCGGCGTAGCCGACGCAGCAGTGACCGGGACCCTCAGCAGCGCAGTAGGATTCAAGGGATTGCTGAAGAAAATCTTTATACTAATACTGGTGGCACTGGCAGCCCTTATTGACAGACTTGTGCCCGCCACCAATGGGGCGGTGCGCAGCGCAGTGTGCATGTTCTACATAGCCAACGAGGGCCTGTCCATACTGGAGAACGCCGGCACGCTTGGCCTGCCGCTGCCCGAGGCGCTCAGAGGCGCCCTGCAGAAGCTCCACAACAAAGGCAACGCAACAGAAGACACCGAACCTACCGACAAAACAGCATAATATCATCCCACGTTCGGGAATCCCTTTCAATCGCCCCTGCTTCGGCGGGGGCTTTTTTATTTGCCTTATTTTTTTAGTTTATGGCGTTTTGCTGTTGCATTACCACCCAATGAGTGGTATAATAAAGCCATAAAAAAGAGGAGGGCAAGACAATGACAAAGAAATTTGAAAACCGCGTCAAGAAGGAAATGACCGTAGACACCAAAAAGTACCGCTATATATATGAGTGCATCGCCAATCAGGGCATAGCCGTAATTAAGCGCCTGCCGATATCGGAGCTTGATACAACTGACTCCATCACCGGGTGGGAGACGGTAAGGGAATACAAATGACTATCAGAGAGATCAGAGACCTGACAGGACTGTCGCAAGCCGCCTTTGCGGCAGCCCTGAACATACCGAAGAGGACCATTGAAAACTGGGAAAGCGGCGCCCGCAAATGCCCCGAATATGTCACCGCGCTGATAGAGTACCGCGTGAGGCACGACGGCAGCCTTGCGGGAGGAGCATAATATGCAGTGCCGTTGTGAGAGGTGCGGTGCCGCTTTTGAGGGTAGTGGCGAGCGGAGGTTTTGCGATGCCTGCCTCAAAAAGATCAGGACAGAGCAGACCCGTGCCTGTAGGCGCACATGCGCCATATGCGGGCAGGAATTTGTCGGCGGCCTCCGGGCTAAATATTGCAATAACTGCCGCATTATTGCCCAACGAGAGCAACAGCGGCAATATAAGCGCATGGGCGCAGCGCGGCCGCTTGGGAGCATAGATCATTGCGCTAAGTGCGGGGCAGAGTATAACGTTGAGAGCGGAGCGCAAAAATACTGTAAGGCCTGCGCCGAGACAACTGTGCGAGACAACATACGCCGACGCCGCCGGGATTATAACAAAACCTATGATATGCCGCACGTCAAGCCTAAGCGCTATTGCGTGATATGCGGTAAGGAGATTACCACACCCAAAAACACGATAACGTGCAGTGCGGAGTGCGCTAAAATCCGCAAAGCACAGAGGCAGGCTCGGGCGGATTATAACCGCGGGCACAGGCTTGATGATGTGGAGGGCTACGCTCCGACCAAAGCCGCACCGCGCAAACCTAAATATTAAGAGGGCTGCTATAATGTATAACCCTAATGACCACCACCAACTGTTATTTCCCCAGTTACACATATTATATTGCCTCCTTTAATTTCGGGCGCTTAGCGCCGTTCTACGATATAGTACGCAAAATAGCCATTTTGTGTGCATATCAGCTTTTTTCAGGTTGAAGAAAAGGCAAGGCCGTGTTATTATTGAAAAAGCGAATAATAATTTTGGCAGTCCTGCCGAAAGGAGAAATATATAATGACAAACCTTACCATGGATAAGATAGTTGCACTGTGTAATAACCGCGGCTTTATATTTCCGGGCTCGGATATATACGGCGGCCTTGCCAACACATGGGATTACGGCCCATTGGGCGTTGAATTCAAGAACAACGTTAAAAAGGCCTGGTGGCGCAAGTTTGTTCAGGAGAGCCCATATAATGTAGGCATGGATTGTGCAATACTGATGAACCCGGAGACCTGGGTGGCCTCCGGTCACGTCGTCAGCTTCAACGATCCCCTCATGGACTGTAAATCCTGCAAGGCCAGGTTCAGGGCTGACAAGCTCATAGAGGACTATGCCAACGAGCATGGCCTTACCGACATCCACCCCGACGGCTGGACCAACGAGAAAATGTCCGAGTATATCGCGGAGCAGGGCATAAAGTGCCCGGAGTGCGGAAAGAGCGACTTTACCGGCATTCGCAAGTTCAACATGATGTTCAAGACATTCCAGGGCGTAAATGAGGACACTGCCAGCCAGATCTACCTCCGCCCCGAGACCGCGCAGGGCATCTTTGTAAACTTTAAGAACGTACAGCGCACTACCCGCAGGAAGCTGCCCTTCGGCATAGCTCAGGTGGGCAAGTCCTTCCGCAATGAGATAACGCCCGGCAACTTTACCTTCCGTACCCGCGAGTTCGAGCAGATGGAGCTGGAATTCTTCTGTGAACCCGGCACCGAGATGAAATGGTATGAATACTGGAAGGATTACTGCCATAAGTTCCTGCTTTCCCTCGGCATGAAGGAGGAGCATATACGCCTCCGCGAGCATGCCAAGGAGGAACTCAGCCACTACTCTAACGGCACTACCGATATAGAGTTCCTGTTCCCCTTCGGCTGGGGTGAGCTCTGGGGCGTTGCGAGCCGTACAGATTACGACCTGAAGGCCCATCAGAACCATTCCGGCAAGTCCATGGAATACATGGACCCCTTCACCAACGAAAAGTTCATACCCTATTGTGTTGAGCCATCGCTCGGCGCGGACCGCGTAGCGCTGGCCTTCCTGTGCGACGCATATGACGAGGAGACTCTTGAAAACGGCGATGTGCGTAACGTGCTGCATCTTCATCCTGCCTTGGCTCCTTACAAGGCGGCCGTACTGCCCCTCCAGAAAAACAAGCTGGGCGACAAGGCAAGAGAGGTATACGAGCTTCTGGCCAAGCACTTTATGGTGGATTTCGACGACAGCGGCGCCATAGGCAAGCGCTATCGCAGGCAGGACGAGATAGGCACTCCGCTGTGCATAACCATCGACTTCGATACCCTTGAGGACGAGACTGTCACCGTACGCGACAGGGATACCATGGCTCAGGTTCGCATGCCCATAGCGGAGCTTGAAGGCTATATTCAGAAAGAAATAGATTTCTAAAAGACACATTTGCCCTCGCCGGGCGGCTTCCGGCGAGGGCAAATTCATAATACCATATACCGTTCAAATCAGGCATTTTTATTTCAGCTCAAAATAATACGCGTTTAAATCAACCGATTTTCTCAAACAGCTTTGGAATTCAAATACGCATCGAGATGCGTTGCTTAATCATCTCAAAAAAATACAAGGAGGAGGGTCTATGAGAAGAACGGTGACCGCTGTTTTACTTGCCGCGATGCTGGCTTTTTCGCTGGTCCCGGCATACGCGGCTCCCGGTACCGGCGAAGGGCAATACGGCAGACTGCAAGAAGCTGTAGATGCGGCAAAGGATGGGAAAATAATAGAGGTTTCAAAGGAAGATGACGCGGAAAGCATAACTGTTGCGGGAAAAGCGGTTATCATCTGCGTTGTTGACGGAGAGTGGAGCGAAAGAA